TCAGCGGACCCAGTAAGAACGTTTAACTGGGTTTGTAGTTTTTCAAACTTTGCGGCGCTTGTAAGTGCTTTAACGCCAGCCGCGGCTAAGGGTACCGATAAACCTATACTAAGGCTTTTACCTACCTTAGTCATCGACCTACCAAAGTTTACCATTTGTTTGTTAGCCTTGTTTAGGCTGTTGGTAAATTTGCTAGTATCGGCTTGTAGAATTACCCGTAGTTTGTTGTCTGGCATAGGTATAAATTATAGCCGTAAAATTACGAAATTTTTAGCGCTTTATTTTTTATCAAAACCATCTACGCTTTTGACGTTCTTTTTACTTTTGTTTAATTTTTCTAAAAACGCTTCGTAGTCTTCTTTTGTACTTTTGGGTTTACCTTTTTCTAGGTATACGTCCTGGGGTAAAGGAAAAAGTTTGTCTGGCGTAATCATTTGACTACGTTTTGTACAGTTTACGTTAAATAGCATAGTAGCTAAATAGCGCGTACGCTCCCAATCTAAATAGTTATTTATACTATGGCTTTCGCCTAGTAGCTGGTTTTCGGTCCAAGTATTAGCCCAAAAGTCGGCGGGTCGTATACCTACTTGGCCTATATAGTAGTCTAGTAAACTGTCCCAGGTTAGGGGGCTGTTTTTTTTTGCGGGCGGGTACTTTGCGTAACGTTACGTTTGATACCCATATTAAGATCGTTACCTAGTATTTTAGTTTCTGTAAGGGCCTCTACAATATCGTTAAGCTGGTCCGCTGTTAAGTCTTCTAGCCAGGCGCCTACAGTATACTGGTTATAATCAATATCGTTACCGTTTTCTTGATCGTTAGCTAGTAACGCGCTATAAATAAGTAGTCTAATATCGGTAAGGCTTAAACCATCTTTGAAGACGTCGCCTAATTGATCTAAAGATATTTTTAAGCCCTCTGTAAAGTTGGCCCAAAAGTTCATAGAGAAATGAAGTGTACGGTTTTTACCGCCTAGTTTTAAGGTATAATACCCTCGTTTTCTGTTTGCCATTTTATATAAATTTAGGGCTAGCCCTTACTAGCCCTTTTAATTCGTTACCTACTAGTTAGTAGCTGTTGTAATAGTACCAGTAATAGTAATAGAACCGCTGTAAGTTACAGGGCTTTCCATTTCGGCGCTCATTTCTAAGCTAGACAAAAACCCAGCACCGCTAATAAGTTGGTCGCCAGTAGTAGACGTACCAAACTCAAAAAACAACTTAGTTCTATTAAGTAAAAAGTCATTTAATTCAGCTGCGTTTTGGCTATCTGTATAGTCTACTAGACCATCGAAAGAAATTTCGCCAGACTTTACGCCCGCTATTACTTCTTGAAAACCGCTAGAATCTTTAGTAGTAGCCTCTGGTAAGTCAACTGACAAAGACAAAGAACAACTTGTAGTATGCCCTATGTTAGCTTCTGACCCGTCGCTAGATGCAACTTTAAGTAGTAAATCGGTACCGTTAAAAACTGTATTAGCCATATCGTTAAATTTTATACAAATATACTTATTTTTTTATTAGTGTATTAGGCTACATAAAGGCCCGTTAGTTCAAGTTCTAAACTGTAAGTACAAGCTGTTTCCATAGCGCCCACTTGTTCAGCGCTTAATACAAAGCCTTCGCCGTTATAAATAATACCCCCGCTAGCTTGTTGTAAGTAAAACTCTGTTTTTTCTCTAGTCAGTAACAAGGTACTAAAGTCAGCAAAGCTAACGGTATCGGTATAATCTACAAGCCCTTCTACGCTTATAGTACCGCTTTTAACGCCAGCTATTACTTCTCTAAAACCTTGGCTATCCTTATTTGTGCTTTCGGGTAAATCTACGTCCAGGCTTATTGTAGCGTTTGTGCTATGGCCTAGTACTTGTTTTACTTCTTCGAACGCGTCGCGAACGCACTGTATAGCCTCTAGTATACCGCCGTCCTGTTGTACCCGTTCTTTATATGGCGCTACCTTAGCGTCTATATCGCTTTTATATAGCAAAAAATTAGTACCATTTATAGCGCCCATAACAATACATTTTAGCTATTGTAAGACCACCCAGCAAACGTATGCACCCCGTTACCTTCTTCTATTGTTATTTCAAAGTCGGACCAGTCGGCTGGCTGTTCTTCTAGATCGGACCAAAGAACGTCTACGCTATAGCTGTCAGCTAGTACGGCCGCTGTAGTTTCTACTGGTTCGCCGTCTTCGTTTTGTTCATATTCAGCTGGCGTTACTACTACGTGGCCTAGTTTTACTATAGTGTGGGCGTGTGCTGGGTACGTTTCGCCTTCTTCGTTTGTTTCGTGTGGCAAACCGTCTATAAAGCTTTCGGCCTCTGTTTGATCTGTAAATTCGTACTTTTTAAATAAATATCCCATTTTTTAACTTGTTAAATTTTGAAGTTCTGTATCTGTTAGTGCTGTGTTGTAAACTTTTAAATCTTTTACTTTTCCGTAGAAAGGGGAAGCGTCATTCCCATCTGCAAACTTTAATGTATCTAATACACCATTACCCCATACTAAACCACTATTATCGGTTGCAACCTCTACACCATTAACCCATAAAGCAAAATCGTTCTGTTTATATTTAATTGCAACTTTTCCATAACCATTAACAAGTGTTACATCGCTTGTCATATCAAAATACTTTACGTTACTTACCAAGTTGAGTGTTCTTATTTGTGTTGTTGTGTGTGTATTAAAAAATATCTGCAATCGATTTGTATTAGTATTATCGCTAATTCCAATATGTCTATTAGTTCCGTCATCGGCTAAAGGTGCAATCTCTGCATATAACACACCCTCACTACCATTAAATACAGTTGAATTACCTGCGCCATTAGCTGTTTCAGCAACCCTCGTTACACTTGACCCCTCTGTTGGTATATATGAAGTTGCATAGCTTCCTTGTTCAACCATAGCGCCCCAAATGTTTAAACCGCTTGTACCATCACCTTGATAAGATTTGCTTCCGTCTTTTGCTATTAGTAAATAAATATAATCGGCAGTTCTTGAAGCTTCTTGAATAGTAACAGAACACTTGAACCAACCATTTGACAACTCTTGAAGTTGAGTGTTTTTTATTATACTTGTATTGTCAGCGTTTATTGTTTTGTTTTGTAAATTAAAGTAAGCTCCAGATTGAGATATATTTTCAATCCTAAACTCATCTCTTTCATCTTTTTTAACAAAACAACTGTAAGTATATGGTTGCCCTGCACTTAACGAGATAGTGCTTGTGGGTCGTGTTTGATGAGTAGCATTTGAATTGTCCTCTATAATTTTAGTGGCTGTTAATTCTCCGTTTGGAGCAACTACATTACTTGATGATATAGAAATTCTTTGTAATGCCCAACTCGAACCACTAAAATCCTCTGAATATAAAACTATATTCGTTCTACTCGGTTCAAGAAGTAGATGCCCATTTGTGTTATCTAAAAAGTCAATACGAGGTTTGCCACTTGGTACTGTTTCAATCAACCCCTGTTTGTTTACCCTTGTAGCTGACGATGCCCTTGTAAAGTCAAAAGGCAAAGGTTTAAAGTTATTGTTTTCGTCGTTATACGCTAAGGCATAGCCATCTTTGACTGCCCAATTACCATTACCGAATTTAAAAGTATTTGCCATTATTCTATTGTATATAATTGTCCTTTTGCCATAGCGTTAAAGCTATCCCAACTTGTAAGCGTTTCAAGTTCGCTGTCGGTTAGTGCTGTTTTGAAAGTCATTAATTGTTTTGTTTTTCCGTAAAAGTCATCTCCTCCTGCCCCACTATCAAATGCTAATTCTGACAATCCTGAAGGCATAGAGACAGATGTATCAACAGCAACCTCAAAACCATTTACCCAAAGAGAAGAATCGTTTAGTTTGTAAAGCAACGCTGCCTTATTAAAGTTCAATATAGATGGAGATGTGTAGTTCATAATGCCTTGACTTACTGCTCCGACTCTTATAGTTCCTGATATCTGATTAGAGATGTTAGTATAACTTATCAATACCCTGTTATTCGTACTCCCATCAGATATACCTAACTCTCGATAAGTAGCATCATCGGCAAGTGCTTGTATTTCAGTAAACAAAACCCCTTCGCTGTCGTTAAACTCTGCACTTGTTCCTGAGCCATTACAAACATCGGCTGAGCGTGTTGCTGTACTTGACGTAGTTTTGATATACGAAGTTGGATAGCTTCCTTGTTCAACCATAGCACCCCAAATATACAAACCATCGCTACCATTTCCTGCAAAAGATATTTGAGGTGTAGAAGAATTATCATAAACATAAAAACCAGGAGTACAAGCAACACCTGACACAATAGTAATAGATATTCTATACCATCCATTAGTGTATGATTCTACTTTGTAATCAGTTGTATTTTGCTGTCTAAATAATAACCCTGTACTTAAATCAACTCCAATACCACCACTAAAACCATCAAACCACACCAATATATTTTTATACTCTGCTTGTTTTGCAAATACAGAAAGCGTGTAAGTATTGGCAACCAAAGGTGTTCTTAATATTTCGTGTATTGTAGATGTTGTATTAGGAATAATTTTGTCAGCCGAAACATTACCATCAGGTGATATGGTTTGATTATCAACTACTGAAACATCATCTTTAGTCCAAGCAGAGTTAGATAATTCCTCACTATAAGTAGTTATATTCGTTCTACTCGGCTCTAAAAGCAAAGCGGGGCAATCCTGTACTACGCCATCAATTAAAGGGTAATCTAAACGGGGTACGCCGCTAGCTACTGTTTCAATAAGTCCAGACGCCGCTACTCTAGTAGCTGTTGAACCTCTACTATGGGTAAAATCGCCGTCGCCGTCGTCGGGTATTACGCTATAAAGTTTTCCAGATTTGTAACCGCTGGGTATAAGTGCTATACTAGCGTTGTCTTCTATTGCCATACTTAAAATTTACAACAAAAATACAAAATAATTATCGGCGCTTGCCTTGGCCCCGTCTTCGTTTTTTGTAACTTGTTTGCCCCTTGCTAGCGTTTTTACTATGTACCCCTGGGCGTTTCTTTTTAGCTGGTGCTTTGTAAGCGCTTATAATTAGCCTTGCCATTACTTAGACTTGTCTTTAAGTTTTTCGTACGTACGCAAACCCCCAAGGCCTAACATACCTAACAAAATTGTTATAAGCTGGTCCATTTGTAAAGCTGGCGGCATAACCGTAGGGTTTACCCAGGCCACTAGATCGCGTATAATAAAGTTATATAATAAAGCTAACCCGCATACCCAGCCGATAAAGGGGCGCCACCCAGCTACAAATATACTACGGTGCTGGGCTTCTATTTTGTTTACTTCGTTTTGTATTTCAATAAGTTTAAGCGCTTTTTCTGGGTCTATTTCTTTACCTTTAATAGCCTCGCGTAAGTCTTTAGCAAACTCGCCCAGGGCGCTATTACCGCCGCTGTTTAAACCAAGTAGTTTAGCTAGTAGTGTTTTCATTTTAATACGTCCAAATTACGCGCTGGGCTTTACTATCGTCTACGTCAATATGTATAAACGTGTCGGCTATACCTATGCGGCTTATATTATGTAACATAAAAAGCTGTATAAGGTTATGGCGGTCTTGGCTAGTAGTACAGTGTATATCTACAGCTAAGCCCTTTAAGTGACTAGACCCGCCTATACCGTTAGCGTCTGGCATCTTACCGCCTACCTTAGCGTTATGGGCCTCTGTTCTATAACCGCTGTTTATTACAATAGGCTTACCGTATACTTCGCGAACGTCGTCTAATATCTTTAAAAGTTTTTCGCTCATTAGTTGCCCGCTACCTTGTACGTCTGGGCTGTCAAATTCGTGGTATTCAAAATGTTTTAGTTTCATTTTTTGACGTTTTTAAATATAAAGCTTTCGCCAGTAACACTAAGTTTATCTATAACTTCGGTCTGTAGATCGCGTAACATTTTTTCTATTTTATCTTTTTCGTCTACGATTTGTTTTACTTGGGCTTCCAGGCTTTCGTTTCTTGCTGTAAGGTTCGCTATTTCTTCGGGGTTTTTGCCTATGAATGTATATATAACAACTGACAAACTACCAACTAGCATACCTACAATAACTTTAAAAATATCGTTATTTGAGTCTGGTATCTGAAAAAATGCTAAGAATAAAAGCAAGCCCATAACTAAAAAGAAAATAATACCAGCCCCTATATATCCGCGAAGTTCTTTGTCTTTAAACATATTATAACCTATCTACTACTTTTTGAATTTCTAATAAATCTACGTCAAGTTTAAAACTAATATCGGCGGCCCACTGTCTTACTGGCTTGCTGCCTTTATAAACTATAACTATCGGTACTGTCTGTACTTGTTCTTTAAAACCGCCGCTTTGTTCTTCTAGCCAGGCGAATTTTATAGTACAATTAATAAGACCGTTTAAGTCTATATTGTGCTGTTTATTCCATTTAGAATTTACTTGTAATACTGTAACGTCTGTTTTAACATCGCTTTTAACGCCCTCTGTCAGCTTACCAGGGGTAAATAACAAAAACGCTAAAGCAATAAGTAAACGCATATTATCTAAGTTCGTACAAACGCTGTTCTATTATTTCTAATTTCTCAAAGTTTTTTTCTATTAGTTCGCGGTTATTCATTATTTCGCTACGTATAGCGTTATCTTTTAAGTCGTATTCTTGGCGCGTTATAACTGGTTCTGGTTTTTCCATAGCCTCGGCTATCTGGCCCCTAAGGTTTACGTAAAAAGCTGTAGCTGTTGATATTGCTATAACTAAAGTTACAATAGTTTCTAGGCTTAGCTTTACTTTAGTTTCTTTTGATATTTCAGCCATAACAATATATTTCTACAAAGATAACTATTTTAAAAACTTAACACTGTTATTTGAAAGTCCTCTACTCTGGCGGTGGCCCCTGACTTATCTACTTTAACTTGTATTTTAACGCCAGTTGTTTTAATTGCAGCCGTTACGAAAAACTGCGTAGTTCTACTATAGCGTACTTCGTCGCCGCTACTACTTATAAGATCGTGGGCAAACTCTACGCTTTTACTAGTATCTGGAAAATACAGGCGGCTATCCATTCTAGTATTAGCCGCGCCAGCTGTAATATCGTAGTCGTTTCTTACCAGCACTACGCTACCTACTGGTATTTCGTCTAGGTCTATAGTATTTGTAGCGCTGTCCCAAAGATCGCCAGTAATATAACTAGGCTTATAAGTAGTAAGCGTACCGCTACCAGCTTTATCGTTTGTTAAGTCGGTCCAAGTATCGGCCGCAAGGTTTATAGGCGTACCGCTTGTAGTGGCGTCTTCATAAAAAGCAAAACCCCCCAAGGTATCGTAAATAGCGTTTACGCTTGTTTTAATTTCGTTTACGTTTGCCGCCGTAACCTTGTATATATCGGCTAAGGCGCTAGTACTGTTATCTGTTTTATCGGTAAAAGTAATTTTTGCCATATTTTAAAATTTAGCTTTGTAACTCTGTTTGAAGTTCAGCCTGTAGCCCGCCCTGGGCTTCTCGCTGTTCTATTCTATTACTAACTTCTATAATTACTCTGTAATAAGTATAGTCGCTAGCGTCTTCTTCTAAATAGTTAATAGTTTCTATTTGA